AATGGTTCAGATAATTCTGCTGGTGGAGGAGGTGCAGGTGGATTTAGAGAATTAGTATCTCCTAGTTCACCTTATACAGCTTCTCCTTTAAATGGTTATCCCACTCCAGGAAATAGAATTACAGTAACAGCTACAGGTTATCCGATAACTGTCGGAGCAGGTGGAGCAACTCAATCAAGTGCTGACACACAAGGTAATGATGGTTCAGTTTCAACTTTTTCATCAATATCATCTGCTGGAGGAGGAGGTGGTGCTTCAGCACACCCATCACCTAGTAGAAATGGAAGAAGTGGAGGTTCTGGTGGTGGGTCTTCTGGAGGAACATCCCCTGCGTCAACAGGTGGAGCTGGTAATACGCCTCCAGTGTCGCCTGCACAAGGATTTAGAGGTGGAAATTATTGTACTAGTTCTCCCGATCATGCTTCTCCAGGAGGAGGAGGTGCAACAGCAACAGGTTTTGATAAACCAGGAGGTATTGCTGGTTTAACAGGAGGTCCAGGTGGATCAGGAGCTACGACTTCAATTTCAGGAACATCAACAGGATATGCTGGAGGAGGAGGTGGTGGTGCAGGAGTTTGTGGTACTGTTGCAAATAGTAGTGAGTTCCCTAATGGTAGATCACCTGCCCCAGGAACAGCACAAGACGCAACATTAGGATTTGGTGGTGCAGATGGTGGAAAAGCAAGATCTAATGGTGGAGGTGCTGGTACTGCTAATAAAGGTGGTGGAGGAGGAGCTGGTGGTGGAATGGCTCCAGGTGGTCCAAGCACTCCAAGTATATTTTCAGGTGGAGCTGGCGGATCTGGTATAGTAATAATAAGGTACAAATATCAATAATTATGAGTGAAATAAAAGTAAATAAATTAACACCAAGAACGAACTGCGGAACA